GACCTAATGATGTTTGGACGCGCGTTTTGGTACATCACATCACGCACCGCTGACGGCTACCCTGCCACGTTCACTCGACTGCCTGCCGGCTCAATCACCACCACCGACATGGTCGGGCCCGTCTGGTTTGCACCATCTAAAGAGGTTTACTTCAACGGCGGAATGCTAGACCCAACAAACCTTGTGCAATTTCTATCGCCAGCGCAAGGAATGATTTACTCCGCACCAGGCGCAATTGAAACCGCGCTAAAACTTGAAGCAGCGCGCAATCGCAACGCATCGTCAAGCATCCCTGCAGGTGTACTGAAGCAAACTGGTGGCGAACCACTTAGCGCGCAAGAACTTGCTGACTTGGCTAGCGCGTTTAACGCCGCTCGAGCAACTAACCAGACTGCAGCGCTTAACGAGTATTTGACATACACGGAAACAAACAGCACACCTGACAAGATGCTTTTAATTGAAGCGTCGCAATATCAGGCGCTTGAAATGTCGCGTCTAGCAAACGTGCCACCGTATTTGGTTGGCGTTGCTACAGGCGCATACTCGTATCAGTCAAGCCAGCAAGCACGCGCAGATCTTTACTTGTTTGGCGTCAAGTTGTATGCCGATGCAATTGCAAGCGCGCTGTCAATGGACAACGTGTTACCGCGCGGAACTTATGTTGAATTTGACGCGGATGAATACCTAGAAGAAAACTTTATGGCCGACCGCGCAGACGATGAAGTAATTGTTAGAGAAAACACACAAGAGGAGTTAGCAAGATGATCAAACTAATCGCAGGAGAGTTTACGCTTGACGCTGCCAAAGGCGACGCACCACGCCGCACCATCAGCGGAGTAGCCGTTCCATACAACGTGCCGGCAGTAGTCAGCGACGGCACAGCTGTGATCTTTCGCCCAGGCTCATTGCCAGTCGAAGGCAAAGCCCCACGCCTGTTTATGTACCACGACGCAAGCATGCCAGTAGGCGTTGTCACGGAGCGCGCAGAAACCGAAGAAGGCATGATGTTTAGCGCCAAGATCAGCGCAACCAGCCTTGGCAACGATGCCCTTGTTATGGCCATTGACGGCACCATTGACCAAGTATCCGTTGGCGTAAATCCAACCAAGTTCTCGTACGACGAAGAAGGAACAATGATCATTGAGTCAGCCGACTGGATGGAATTGTCCCTAGTTCCAATCGGCGCTTTTGGCGATGCCGCAAACATCACCAAAGTCGCAGCGAGTATCCACCAAGAGCCCGAAGAAGTAGTGTTAAATGAAGAAGTAACCCCAGTAGAGGAGAAACCAGAAATGACCGAAGTAAACGAAACCGCAGTCGAGGCAACCATCCCTACTGCACCAGTATTTGCACAAGCAAAGCGCAAGTTTGATCTGCCAACCGCAGGTGAATATCTTGCAGCAATGCACATCGGCGGAGAAACATTTCGCAACGTTGCTGCAGCAGCACGCGACTACGCATTGTCAAAGCAAAGCGCATTGCAAGCAGCTGCAGGCGATGTACTTACCACAGACACACCTGGTCTTTTGCCAGTACCAGTTCTTGGGCCAGTATTTGACGACTTGAACTACATCCGTCCAGTAGTCGCAGCAGTAGGCGCTCGCGCAATGCCAGACGGTGGCAACCAAAAAACATTTATCCGTCCAACTTGGACGACCCACACGTCGGTAGGTTCACAGTCAACTGAACTTTCAGCTGTGTCAGCAACCACGCCAGTAATCGCGTCAAACGTGGTCAGCAAAACGACCCTAGCGGGCCAGGTGACCCTCTCCGTACAGGATGTGGATTTCACTAGTCCCGCCAGTATGGAAATCATTTTGCGTGACCTTGCCGGGCAATACCTGTTGCAAAGCGACAACGTGGCAGCCGATGCGATCACCGCAGGTGCATCAGCATCAGGTTCAACTTGGACTTACAACAGCACCGACCCATCAACGTTGTTTGCAGCTCTTTACGATGCAGCAACCGACATCCTGACCGCAAGCAACTTCTTGCCTGACCACATTTTTGTCAGCCCGAACGTATGGAAGTTGCTTGGCCAGCAATTGGACGGAGATAAGCGTTCAGTATTCCCATACGCTGGCGCTGCCGGTCTCATGGGCGTAAACGCTGCAGGAACCGCAAACATCACACAGCTCAACACGTTCAACCCATTCGGTCTGAACCTTGTTGCCGATCGCAACTTTGCAACCAACACAATGGTCGTTGCAAAAGCATCAGCAATCGAGTTCTACGAGCAGGTACGTGGCTTGATGTCAGTAGAAGCACCATCCACACTCGGACGCGTGTTCTCCTACTACGGATACGTTGCAACGTTCATCGCAGACAGCGATCTCGTCAAGTCCATCACCGTCAGCCCTTGATTCGAAAGGTAGGCCCTAGTAATGGCCACCTATTCGGTCACTAACAAGTACCTAATTGACAACTACGCCGTACTGCAACTCCTGACCCCCAGCGAGATTGCAGTCGGCCAGTCAATTACGGTTGCAGGCGTTGACGCCACATTTAACGGCACCTACACGGTGCGCGCATTGCCACAGTATTTATACATTGGCGTTGACAGCCAGGGCGACTTGCTGTACGACTACCAGTTGCCAATTGCCGATCAGGTGCTTTACGCCAAGACCGCAAGCGATGTCGAGCGTGTTGCCGCGTCTGGCACCGTCTCGTATGACCCTGTTTGCACATGGGTGACAGCCGCGCAGGTCATGTCATTTTTGGGCATAACCATCAGCAACCCATCGGACGATTATACGTTGCTTACGCAATCTGTGTCGGCTGGCAACCAGTTCGCATATCGCAGGCGCCAAGAGTCGGGCTATATCGACTCCCTAACGACCTCACCAGGCGGTGATGCCACATTGGGCACTTTGATGTATTGCGCCGCTCTGTGGCGCTCTAGGGGCTCAATAGAGGCAACCTACGCCACGTTTGACGGCATGGGTTCGGCACCACAGCAAAGCCTGACACCGATCGTCAAGCAGCTGCTTGGCATCCCTCGTCCAGCGGTTGCCTAATGTCGTACACCGACCTGTTCAACGAAGCGATTGATGATGTCACCGCAACGCTGACCGCAGTCACTTCTTTGCGCGTTGTCAACGACCCAACAAAACTTGCACCTAATTGCGTGTACTTGGACGCGCCAAACTTTACAACTATTGCAGGCAACGGCAACGTGGTGCGCCTCGAGTTTCCTGTCAAAGTAATCGGCTCGGGCCCAGCAGGTCTGCCGGTACTGCGTCAGATTCTCAGCATTGTTGCAACCGTGCTTGGCTCCAAAATCATCGTGATGGGTGGTCGTCCGTCAAGCCTTGAGATCGGTGGCGCGTTGTATCCGTGCTACGACCTTGATTGCGCTATCCAAGCCCAGACTTCGTAATCCACAACTAAGCAACACAAATCATCTACTATCAGAACATAACCTAAGGAGCATTTATGGCCAGTAGCACTTACCTCTCGAACCCAGTCCTCACAATTAACGCTGTTGATTTGACCGACATGTGCAGCGCAGCGACATTGACCTATCTGGTTGAAGCGCTTGAAGACACCGCATTTGGCACTAACTCACGCAGTTACACCGCTGGCCTTGTCAACAACGAAGTGACCTTGACGATGTACGCGTCGTTTGCAGCAACCGAAACTTACGCAACGTTGTTCCCATTGGTTGGCACTAAGACCAACATCACCTTGACCCCAGCGTCAGGTGCAGAGTCAGCAACTAACCCAAAGTTTATTTTGACTGGTTGCTACCTTGAGTCTTTGCCAGTTATTAACGCATCCCTTGGCGAGTTGTCAACCTATGACCTCACGTTTATGGGTGGCGCGTTGACGATTGACACCACCGTATAAATAACGGCTCCAAGCCGACATAGGAGAAACATGAAAATCAAGTTGCAGTTAAAGCGCACGCCCGACAGCGCACCCGAGTATTACTACACAAATTTGTTTGTGGTTACTGAATGGGAACGCCTTGAGCGCCGCAACATTCAACAGCTCTCCGCAAACCCGTTGTATTCGGATTACGCCTGTTGGATGCACACAATATTAAAAATCAAAGGCGAACAAGTTGGTGACAACTGGCGCGAATGGCTTAGCAAAAACCCTGACATCGACATTCTGCCGGTACTGGACGAGACAGACCCAAACCCTACGGACGCGGCACCTACCGCCGCCAACTAGCAGAGATATTGGTCGCGGTCGGTTGGTGGCCTAGCGACATTGTGTTTGACGCTCGAGATATGGCAACGGTCATTAAAGTGCTTAACGAGGCAAACAAAAAAAGGAAATAACGTGGCGGAAGTATCGGCAAAGATTGAGGTTGTAGGGCTTAAAGACGCCTTGAAGACCCTTAACAAGATTGACAAATCTTTGCGCCGAGAAATCACCAAGGACTACAAGAAAATTGTCCAGCCTGTTATTGACGATGCAAACAAACTTGTGCCTACTGGCGTTCCGCTATCTGGTATGGCGCGCAACTGGCAAACCCGATCAGGGTTCCAGATCTTGCCGTGGATACCTGGCATGAAACAAAAAATAGCTGCCAAGATCAACACTCGAGCGATCAAGGAATACAACGGAAACACGACCAATGTGGGCACGTTTGCCATTCAATGGAAAGGCGCAACTGGCACCATGTTTGACACGTCCATGGCTGGCTCGCTCGGCCGTGCTCTAACTGCACGTTATGGCAGTCGTTCACGAGTAATGTGGAAAGCGTACGAGCAACGCCAAAGTGATGTCATGTCCGAGATGGAACAATTGGTCAAGCGCGTCATGGATGAAGCGAACAGAGAGACCGCGTAATGGCAATCAATATCCCGATTATTTCAGAGTTTGATGGCAAGGGCATAAATAAGGCTATTAAGCAGTTCAAGCAACTGGAAACGACGTCGGAAAAAGCCCAATTTGCAATTAAGAAGGCAGCGGTGCCGGCAGCTGCGGCGCTTGGTGGTTTGGCTTTGGCGCTTGGTGATGCAACCAAGGCTGCAATGGAAGATCAGCAAGAGCAGGCGGCTTTAGCGCTTACTTTGCAGAATGTGACTGGCGCAGGCAAAGCACAGACCGCTCAAGTTGAGGAACAGATCAGCGCAATGTCTCGAGCGTCTGGCATTGCTGACACCGAATATCGCAAGTCGCTTGAAGCACTTGTCCGCGGTACTAAAGATGTTGACCTTGCCATGAAAGACATGAACCTTGTCATGGACATCAGCACAGCGCTACAGATGGATAGCACAACGGTCGCCGACGCATTGGCTAAGGCTTATCAGGGCAACTTTAAGGCGCTCCGATCGTTGAGTCCAGAGATGGCAACGATGATCAAAGAGGGCGCGACACTCAACGAAGTTATGGACGTGCTAGGCGGAACCTTTGGCGGGTCTGTTGCAGCAAACGCTGAAACCGCTGCAGGTAAAATGGCGATCTTTAAGAACTCAATTGCCGAAACTAAAGAAGGAATTGGCGCGGCGTTTTTGCCTGTGCTTGAAGCGGTTATCCCGTATATGCAAAAGTTTGCTGACTGGGCACAAAACAACCCTCAAGTTTTTACCCGAATAGCAATAACTATTGGCGCGATGGCAGCTGCGGTTGTTGCGCTAAACATTGCTTTGGCAACTAATCCATTTATATTGGCAACCGCTGCGGTCATCGGATTAGCCATAGCGTTTAACAAGCTTGTGGATGCAATGAGCGCCATTAACAGAGTTGGTGGCCTTGCAGCAAAAATCGTTGGCGGACTTGCAATGCCAGTAATAGGCAACGTGGCAAACATCATTGGTGGCTTGACTGACTTGATTCCTAGTGGCCCTGCAGCACCTACGCCAGCACCGCTAACTTCTCGCATCCCGCGTATGGCCGAAGGTGGAATTGTCAGCTCCCCCACTTTTGCCCTAATCGGTGAAGCAGGCCCAGAAGCCGTTGTGCCGTTAGATCGCATGAATACTGGCGGGGGAGTGACCGTCAACGTCACAGGCGGACTATCGACTAGCGCAGAGATCGGTCAAGCGGTGGTCAACGCTTTGCGCGCCTACTCGCGGAGTGCAGGGCCGTTGGCTCTGAACATTGCCTAATGCCAGGTGTCGCTGTTGTTGATTCAGGCAACTATGACCTGCAGATTGCTACAGGGTTCCAAGTTGACGCGTTTGTTTTAGATGACGCGCTCAAAGGCGTTTTAGATAACACTTCATACGTGTTGGACGGCACGACTGAGTTCGCCAGCGTCATGGACTCGACTGTCAGCATCACAGCCAAGCGCGGCAGACGCGACATAGGCGACACGTTTAGCGCCGGCACGATGACGTTCACTATTCAAGACGTGGCCGGCATCTTCAACCCGTTTGACGAAAACAGCCCGTACTACGACACGGCCGAGGCAAAGCCTGGACTAGCGCCAATGCGGGAAGTTCGCCTTATTCGATACAGCTCTATTGATGTGCCAGAAATGCTGTACTCGGGCTATGTCGTAAACTATGACTACAACTTTGCACTTGGCGGTCTTGACACCGTGACCGTGTATTGCGCTGACCAGTTCTATCTACTTGCACAAACATTTTTAGACGAACTAAACGTCAGCGCCGAAACATCAGGCGAACGCATAGAAACAGTCCTAGACCTACCAGAGGTTGACTTCCCAGCAGGCGCTCGAAGCATTGCAACAGGCACCGTCAACCTTGGCCACGCCGCCGCGTACACCGTGCCGGCAGGAACAAACGTGCTGCAATACATGACGCAGATTAACGACACCGCCGAGTTTGGTCGCTTGTTTATGTCCCGTGACGGCGTGCTCACATTCCAAAACCGCATTGGCAACACGCTGTCCGCATCGGTTGCTGATTTCCATGATGACGGCACCGAATACAAATACAACGGCGTAGGCATCTCATTTGAGGCTGATGCAGTAGTCAACCGCGTAGTCGTAACAGGCTTGAATGGCAACACCGCAACAGCTACCGACGCAGGCTCGATTGCTACTTACTTCATTCAAACCGACAGCATCACGAACAGCCTGCTACACGAACAACCATCTATTGACACCGCGGCGTCTTACTTGCTCAACCCTGAACCCGAGGCACGGTACACCAGCGTAGAAACAGCATTCCTGATGCTGACCACAGCCCAAAAAGACACGCTGGCAACCCTAGAAATAGGCGACACCATTACCGTAGAAAAAACATTTCCTAGCGGTGCCGGCACAACCCAGTTGGCGCAAGAGCTGTCTGTTGAAGGCATTGAGCATTATCTTGATTTCAGCACAGGCCACAGGGTTATGTACAGCACCGCGCCGACGACAATTGTTTATGAGCTGATATTGGACAACGCCGTGTATGGCACACTCGACGCAGAAAATGTTTTAGGATAAGGGGCACTATGGCACTCCCAGTCACATTTGTTGCAGGCAACGTCCTTACAGCGGCACAACTCAATTCCAATTTTACTTACCTTGACTCTAAAGGCGTAGCGATTTTTAATGAAACCCAATCGAGCGGCACACAGGGAGGCGCCAATGTTGCCTCTGCATGGACTAAACGAGTATTAAATACAACGGTTATTAATACCATTACAGGTTGTTCAATTGCTTCAAGTGTGATTACTCTTCCAGCCGGCACTTATTTGCTAAACGCTTACTCCCCGTTTTACGCCGTAAACGGAATTAAAATCAAATTGCGCAATACTTCTGATAGCACAGATCAGGCAATAGGCGGTAGTTACGAGTTTGCAGCCTCAAACTTTGTAAACGGTAATGCGCTACTTACAACCTATTTCACAATTGCCGCCGCTAAAACTTTTGAGGTGCAGTACTACGCGCAAACTGTGCGAGCCACAAACGGATTAGGCTTTGCTGTCTCTTTTAGTGTTAACGAAGTTTACACAACTATACAAATTGAGAAAGTCGCATAATGGCTACTAAAGCACAAATAAATGCTCAAATAGGCAATGCAACACGCGAACTAGCGCCTGGTACAACTTGGAAATATAACGAACCGGGCGACGGCTATTACTGCCTTGAATGGTTAGATGACCCAGCGTTACAGCCAACCGAAGCCGCAACAATGGCAAAAGCGACCGAATTAGCAAATAATCCGACACCTAACTTGTAATGCGATGGCGTTACCTCATCGGCTACGTCGCGCTTGTTGCGGTTGTATTGTGGGGTTGCGCTGGGTGTAGTTATGACGGCTCATATCGCTATCCATGCCAAGACCCGTCAAATTGGGAAAAGCCAGAATGTCAACCACCGATCTGCAACCCATCTGGAACGTGCACAAGGGATTTGATTTATGAAACCACGCCTTAAGCCTGAGGAGCTTCACGCTCGACTAATCGTTGTCGTGGGCATAGTTCTTGCCAGCGTGTTTGCGATAACCGTTATTGGCTTTGTGTACGCGCTTATGTTTGTAACCCAGCCGATAGATAAGCAAGCACCCAATGATGCCGCATTCATAGACCTGCTATCAACCCTGACCGTCTTTATGACCGGCACGTTGTCAGGCTTAGTGGCCTCAAACGGACTAAAGTCAAAAGCAAAAGAAGGAGCCAAAGATGTTGAAGCCTAAAGACAAAGCCCTACTAGCCTCATACGGTCGCTCGGTCATCGCAGCGGTCATCGCGGTGTATTCAACAGGCAACACAGACCCAGCCGATCTAGGCAAAGCAGCGCTCGCCGCGCTTGTGCCAGTTCTCATCCGATATGTGAACCCCAAAGACTTGGCATTTGGTCGTGGCAATAGCCAAAGCTAAAGCAGGCGTGCCAAACGCACGCGACTACATAGGCAACGCAGACGGTGCATCACCAGCACCACGTGCCGGCATGAATGAGTTTATTAAGCAAGTGACCGCGCACTCAAATGGCGCGTTTGTCAATCTTGGAAGTTGGGGTCAGCGCGACGTCAAGGGAAAGCCAGGAACGCTAAGTGTCCACGCAACAGGTCGAGCCTGGGATGCTGGATTTACTACAACCGAAAAGAACCCAAACGCAACACGCAAAAACGCTAAAGCATTTATTGACAAAATGATTGCTAATGCAAATGAGTTGGGCATACAAATGGTAATTGATTATTTTCCAAAAGAATTTGGCGCGGCATGGCGTTGCGACCGACAGGCTTGGAAAAACTATGACAGCAAAACCGTGTCAGGTGCACCTGGCGGTCAATGGTTCCACATCGAGATTTCTCCACAGGCTGCAGACTCGGTGATCTGGGTAAAAGCCGCATTCTTAAAGGTGTTTGGGGAAATCCCACCCAAGCCTTGATCTATGTTCTAGGGTCGGAGTACCGACAAAAGGACAGGCAATGACTGACATCCAGATATTCGACTACAGCGTCTATACGGGAGTGATGGACAACGGTCAAGAAATCTTGGTGCAAATCTTCACCAACCCCGACTCGGGAAAGTTCCTTATGGGACAAATCGCATTTAGATCGCACGCTTCATCTTGGGGCGTGCCAATACCTTTGGAGAAAAGATGAACTATTTAGCAGAGAAAATTATTGGGCTAGTGCTTTGTACGGTCTTTGGGGTTACGGCGCTCACAGGGGCTCCTAGCGCGTCTAGCGCCCCATCTGGCACCATCGCCTTAGCACCGATAAGCGTCCAGCCGTACCTAATTGAGCCGACCACGACTACCAGCTCAACGATCTACATTGACCCTTACACGACCGCCTGTGAGCAGTTCAGCGCGCTTGCCATCAACCTGGGCTGGCCTGCAGATCAACGCACCGTGCTTGAATCTGTCATGTGGCGTGAATCAAATTGCACACCAAACGCATACAACAGCAAAGACCCAAACGGCGGGTCACGTGGCCTCATGCAAATAAACGGATTTTGGACACCATGGCTTACTGATGCCGGCATTATTACCGGAGCAGAAAACCTGTTACAGGCTGATGTTAATTTGCGCGCAGCGTTAGCAATTTACAATTACGGCGTAGAACGTCACGGTTACGGCTGGGGGCCATGGAGTGCAACAAAATGAGTGAAGGTGTGGCATGGAATCAAGGCGAACTATCAGAAGAAACCCGACGAATGGTAATGGAGCAAATGATGACAACTAAACACGACATGGCAATCTTTAATTTAATTAACGAAATTGCAGACATAAGCACAAACCCTCACGCAAGCATCATCCAACGTCTTAAAGGGATGAAAAACTCGCTGTCATTAGAAGACCCGATGCCATTACACGATGTGACTACACTCGACTTAGCAATCAAAGCACTACAAGCACATTCCTAACCGACAAGGAGATTCCGACAATGAAAACCTGCACGATCTGCAAAGAAACAATCGCCTACCCAGAGATCACAGGCAAAACACATTTCGTATGTGATGGCCGTGTGCCGGCACGAAAGAACGCACCATTCATTGAAGGCATGCTTGCATCACAATCATCAGCTGATGCGCGCTGGACACGACCACAACAAAACGAAGTTGACGCTGCCATTGTGCAGGTTGCGCGGACTAAAGGCTTCTTCACATCTGACGACATTTGGAAGCACCTGGGCGATCAGTTCCCTGTCACCAAAGGCATCGCTGGACGCCTGAACGCTGCCGCTCGACGTGGCATCATCCGCAATACTGGCGAACTTGCTTACGCCCAGCGCGGTGGAGCGCATGACCATGCACAACGCCTATCTGTATGGGCAGGCATCTGATGGGCTTTGACCTAAGCAACTACGAGACAGTCGAGCAACGCCTAGTCCGCTTCTGGGCTGCATATCCGAACGGGCGCGTCTATACGTGCATGATGAACTACACAGGCGATGCGTGCGTGTTCTATGCAGAGCTGTACGCCAACAAAGAAGACAAAGTGCCAGTCGCTACGGGCTACGCAGAAGAAGTCAAAAGCGACCGCGGGGTTAACGCAACCTCATTTGTAGAAAACTGCGAAACGAGCGCCATTGGACGCGCTATTGCCAACTGCCCGCTGCAGGCACCTGCTAGTGGCCCTAGGCCGTCACGCAATGAGATGCAAAAGGTTGAGCGTCTAACCACATCACCGCAACCGCAAGTGCACACACCCTCTGGTGCATTTGCCACACCCAAGCAAATTGGTTACATAAAAAAACTTGCTAAAGACGGTGGATTTGATGACCTGCGATTGCTGGAACTTATCCAGCGCACGTTGGACAGCGACGAAGCGGTTTTAGAGCTGCTCAAATCACACGAAGCATCAAAGATTATTGAGGTGCTTAAGTGAGTTACGTGGCATTCAACATCATCGGAATCATTATGGGCGTTTGGGCAACTGTGCTTGTCTGCATGTGGCAAGGCAAAAAATGAAACTTGACCCAAAGATCAGCGAAGCCGACTTTAAGGACATGGTAATAAGCGTCGCCAAACGGTACGGATGGCTAGTGCATCACGATCTGCCGGCACAGAACAGTCGAGGACGCTGGATGACAAACGTCCAAGGCGATGCGGGATTCCCTGATCTGTTCATGGTGCACCCATTCCAAGGCGGTCGGCCGTTGGTCATTGAGTTAAAGGCAGAAAAGGGCAAGTTGACGCCTGGACAAAAGATTTGGTTAAACGCTTGCGAGATGGCTGGATGTCATGCAGCGGTATGGAAGCCCAGCGACATAAAGTACATTCTCTACACCTTAAGCAATCCCAGACAGTAACAATCGGCTAGTAGCACGACCTAAGCCATTCGCACGGCAGTTGGTGACACACGGCAACGTGGGTAGATCGGCGCGCCCTTAATCATGCAAGACGAAATGAGCGAGGCAAAGCGCCGAGGCGAGCTGTAAACATAATCAGCTGAATGCAATGGGTACCAGGATGGGCAATCTGGTGGGTGGAGCATTCACACATCTCTTGACCTGCAGATGACATACAGTTAACAAACAAGGAAAGCACAGACATGAACCCGACAACACACACGACACACGATCAACATGAGCAAGGCGCATGCGCCGCGCTAGCACAAGCGAAGCGCGTGAGATGACACGCAAACTTACCGAACACGACACACAGGTCTACAAGCAAGCACGTACAGAACTACTGCGCGACTCACCGATCTGCCATTGGTGCAAGAAGAACACAGCAACAGAACTAGACCACCTAGTCGAGTCAGACAAAGGCGGAACTATTGAAGACGGATACGTCGCTAGTTGTAAAAGTTGTAACTCGGCGCGCGGAGCAACATACCGAAACAAAAAACTGGCCAACGCAAAACAAAACCGTGAGAAAGCAATAAACGATTTTTTATACAGCGATTTAATGCCCCCGAGCCCCATCCAACAATTTGTCGCAAAAGGCCCGAACCAGCCTGAACCAGCGGTAACTGGCCATGACCAGCCGAGATTGGAAACTATGGTGCCCGATCATGCCGGTTCACTAGCTGGACTTGTGGGGGACATGGCAAAGAAGGTGCTGCAGATTGATTTGATGCCTTGGCAAATGCATGCTCTTGAAGGGATGCTGGCGGTTGACTCCGATAACAAGTTTGTGCATCGCTCGAGCCTTGTTTCGGTTGCGCGGCAGAACGGTAAGACCACAATCATTCAAGCGCTGATTCTGTTTTGGCTTGTGGAGATGCCAAAGATCAGGGGTGGCAAACAGACTGTTGTTTCGGGCGCGCACAGACTAGACCTTGCGTGCTTGCTCTTTGATGACCTCGCACCAATCCTTGAAGAGTATTACGGCGCCAAAATTGTTAAGTCTTACGGTCGTTATCAGGCCACAATGCCAGACGGCAGCAAATGGTGGGTGAAAGCATTAAAACCAAACCAAGGTCACGGTATGAGCATTGACTTGGTGATCGTTGACGAACTCTTTGACGTCAACCCCGACTCTGTTGAAGGCGGTCTCTTGCCGGCACAGCGCGCTCGCAAAAACCCATTGGCTTGCTTCTTCTCAACGGCTGGCACGGAAGAATCCGTGTTGTTTCAGCGTTGGCGTGAAGCGGGCATTCGAGCCATTGACAAGGGCGAGCCGTCCACGATGTACATGGCGGAATGGTCGCCTGACCCGAGCCTTGACCCGTTGCATCCTGCGTCATGGGCGTGGGGTAATCCTGCACTCGGTTACACATTGGACATGGACACAATTAGGCAAGAATCAACTAATCCTGATCGGGCTTCGTTCTTGCGCGCATCCCTAAACCTTTGGGTCAGCGTTGTGCGCGGATGGATTGAGCCAGGGCGCTGGCCGTCCTTGGAATACACAGGTGACGTGCCAAGCGGTGGGGTCGTGGCGATTGAGTCATCGCTAGACGACTCCCGATACAGCGCGACTAGATGCGTCAACCTGTCAGACGGTCGGGTGCTTGTCACCGTTGCGTTCATCGCCGAGTCAATAACAGAGCTGTGGGACAACGTGCAAGAACTTGCCAAAGATCCAACGATCAGGTTCGCCTTGTCGCCAACTGTGGACGCAACGTGCCCGCCGAACATTGAGCGCCGCCGAGTCGTCGTTGGTTATGCCGAACTAGGACGGTTTACACCGCTTGCCAAGAACATGATTGCCGAAGCGCGATTGTTACACACAGGAGAAAAACTGTTGGCAGAACATGTTCAGCGCGCCGTTGCTGTTCGCACCGACAACACGATTGTGCTTTCGAGCAAGCGTTCGCCTGGGCCAATTGAGTTAGCGCGCACTATGGTCTGGGGAATTGGCATGTGTGCGCGACCAGTCCACTCAGGTAAACCCATGCTCGTGGCCGTTAACCACTAACATTCTCGTCGGCGACCGCACGCTCTAGCCTTTTGTCGGAATCGGATTAGTCACGTGCGGTTGCCACCTATATGGCAGAGTGGTATCTATGGCGATCTTTAACAAAACCAAAAAAGCAGCAATAAGCCCAGCGCCAAACAAGGCGGCTGCAGCTGGTGGCTTTGCGCCTGGTTACTCGTCGTCCAATGTTGGCGTCAACATGATCGGCCAGTACTACACCTATCGCGAAGGCGAAGCACGCAACCAAGCAATAAGCGTCCCAACGATTAACCGCGCGCGCGATCTCATGGCATCCGTCATTGGCTCAATGCCACTCAAGATGTACAACGAAATGTGGAATGGCGATGACATGGAAAAGGTGTACATCGCGCCACGTTCATGGATACGCCGACCAGACCCGACTGTCTCATTCCAATTCTTGATGTCGTGGACTCTTGATGACCTCATGATGTTTGGGCGCGCATTTTGGTACATCACGTCACGCACGGCCGACGGCTATCCGGCATCGTTCACTCGATTGCCTGCAGGATCTGTTACAACGACAGACATGGCTGGCCCTGTGTGGTTTGCACCGTCATCACAGGTTTACTTCCAAGGCGGAGAAATTGACCCTTACAACCTTGTGCAATTCTTGTCTCCAGCGCAAGGTTTAATCTATTCCGCACCAAACGCTATTGAGACTGCGCTCAAACTTGAAGCAGCTCGTAATCGCAACGCATCGTCGAGCATTCCTGCTGGCGTGCTTAAGCAAACTGGTGGCGAGCCACTTAGCGCGCAAGAACTTGCTGATTTGGCGTCGGCGTTTAACGCTGCGCGCGCAACTAACCAGACCGCGGCGCTCAACGAATACTTGTCGTACACCGAGACCAACTCAACGCCTGACAAAATGTTGCTTATTGAAGCATCGCAATATCAAGCTTTGGAAATGTCGCGTCTAGCAAACGTGCCACCATATTTGGTTGGTGTTGCTACTGGCGCTTACTCATATCAGTCAAGCCAACAGGCTCGAGCAGACCTGTACTTGTTTGGCGTGAAGTTGTATGCCGACGCAATTGCTGGAGCGCTGTCAATGGACAACGTGCTACCGCGCGGAACATACGTCGAGTTTGACGCCGATGAATACCTAGAAGAAAACTTTATGGCCGATCGCATGGACAATGAAGAAGTAGTTGTAAGAGAAAACACTCAAGAGGAGTTAGCACGATGATTAAGTTAATTGCAGGAGAATTCACGGTTGACGCCGCAATCGGCGAAGCACCAAAGCGCACGATCTCTGGAACCGCAGTTCCGTACAACGTGCCGGCAACAGTTTCGGATGGCACAGCTGTGATCTTTCGCCCAGGCTCATTGCCAGTTGAAGGAAAAGCGCCACGCCTGTTTATGTACCACGATGCCAGCCAACCAGTAGGCGTTGTCACCGAGCGCGTGGACACCGAAGAAGGCATGATGTTCAGCGCCAAGATCAGCGCAACGACGCTTGGCAATGACGCTTTGGTCATGGCCTTGGACGGCACCATTGACCAAGTATCGGTTGGCGTAAACCCAACCAAGTTCTCGTATGACGAAGAAGGAACAATGATCATTGAGTCAGCCGACTGGATGGAATTGTCCCTAGTTCCGATCGGCGCTTTTGGCGATGCAGCAAACATCACCAAAGTCGCAGCGAGTATCCACCAAGAACCAGAAGAAGTAGTGTTAAATGAAGAAGTAGTCCCAGAACAGGAGATAGAACCCATGTCAGAAGTAACCGCACCAGCAGTTGAGGCAACAATCCCAACCGCACCAATTTTTGCACAGGCCAAAAAAGAATTTAAACTGCCAAGTGCAGGCGAGTTCATGGCCGCTTATCACATCGGTGGAGACACGTTCAAAAACATGAACGCTGCAGTAGCAGAACACACCGCATCACAGCGCACCGCATTGCAGGCAGCTGCAGGTGACGTGCTTACGACTGACACACCTGGTCTTTTGCCAGTTCCAGTACTTGGACCATTGGTTCAAGACCTAAACTTCTTGCGTCCTGTGGTCGAGGCAGTAGGCGCCCGCGCTTACCCAGACAACGGTCAGTCAAAGACTTTCATTCGTCCAACTATCACCACGCACACCAGCGTTGCATCGCAGTCAGAACTTGCTGCAGCATCAGCAACAACCATGGTGATCGCATCCAACTCGGTCAGCAAGACCACACTTGCTGGTCAAGTAACGCTGTCAGTTCAGGACATTGACTTTACATCGCCAAGCGCAATGCAGTTGATTTTGAATGACCTCATGGGCGAATACATGATTGCATCTGACAACAAAGCAGCAGACGATTTGCTCACCGCAGCAAACTCATCTGGTGTTTGGGACGGAACAGTTGCCGACTTGCTCAAGTCCGTTTACGACGCTGCAAATGACATCTCAAGCAACCGAAACTGGATGCCGACACACATGTTCGTATCGGTAGACGTGTGGTCACAACTTGGACAGCTTGTAGACACAACAAACCGCCCAATCTTCCCATTCATTGGTGCAGGCCTCACCGGTCAAAACGCACTCGGCGGCGGAAGTGCAACATCATGGAACGGCACCCCACTCGGATTGCAATTGGTAGTTGACAGCAACTTCGCTGCCAAGACCATGATCATCACCCGCGTAGGTCAAGGTGCAGGAGATGCTTACGAATTCTACGAATCAATCCGTGGACTCATGAGCGTTGAACAGCCGTCAGTCTTGGGACGCAACATGTCATTCCATGGCTACGTGTCAACCTTTGCTGCAATCGGCGGAATGATTCGCAAAATCACCCAGGCCTAGTCGAGAGCGGAGCAACCGCTCATGGCTACATACACAGTTACTAACAAGTACCTGATTGACAACTTTGCCGTACTGCAACTCCTAACCCCATCGGAGATTGCAGTCGGCAGTTCAATCGTTGTTGCAGGTGTTGACGCAACCTTTAATGGCTCGTATTCCGTTAGGGCGCTTCCCCAGTATTTGTTTCTTGGTATTGATACACAGGGCGACCTGTTGTACGACTACCAAATACCGATCGCCGATCAGGTGCTTTACGCCAAAACTGCAAGCGATGTCGAGCGTGTCGCTGCGTCTGGGACTGTTGCCAATGACCCTGTTTGCACATGGGTTACTGCCGCGCAGGTCATGTCTTACCTTGGCATCACGATCACGAACCCGTCTGACGATTACACGTTGCTCACGCAATCGGTATCGGCAGGCAACCAGTTCTGTTATCGCAGGCGTCAGGAATCGGGCTATATCGACTCCCTAACGACCTCTCCTGGCGGTGACGCAACATTGGGCACTTTGATGTATTGCGCGGCGCTGTGGCGCTCTAGAGGGTCAATAGAGGCAACCTACGCCACGTTTGATGGCATGGGTTCGGCACCACAGCAAAGCCTTACCCCGATCGTCAAGCAGTTGCTTGGAATCCCTCGTCCAGCGGTTGCCTGATGTCGTACACCGACCTGTTTAACGAGGCAATTGATGATGTCACCGCAACGCTGACCGCAGTTACTTCTTTGCGTGTTGTAAACGACCCAACCAAACTTGCGCCTAATTGCGTGTATTTGGATGCGCCAAACTTTACGACTATTGCTGGCAACGGCAACGTGGTGCGCCTTGAGTTCCCTGTCAAAGTAATCGGGTCGGGCCCAGCAGGTCTGCCGGTACTGCGTCAGATTCTTAGCATTGTTGCAACCGTGCTTAGCTCCAAGATCATCGTCATGGGTGGCCGTCCGTCAAGCCTTGAAATCGGTGGCGCGTTGTATCCGTGCTACGACCTTGATTGCGCTATCCAAGCCCAGACTTCGTAATCCACAACTAAGCAACACAAATCATCTACTATCAGAACATAACCTAAGGAGCATTTATGGCCAG